ATACGCATTGTTTATGGCGCGGATGTCAGTTGCCGATGTGGTGACTGATGTTGTGCCGTTCAACGTCACTGTTTCATAACGCTCAATCAGGTTCCCATCAAGATAGCGTATAACAATATCGCCGGTATCGCTTGCCGATGTTGAAACGATGGTAAGCTGGATATTGTCTGGCACTGTCAGTGTGTTCGGCATACCTGTCTGCCAAACGACGCTGGTTCCAGATCCAGTGACTACCTTTTCACCGAATGTGCTGAACGGCGTTGAACCAGGAACATTCCCACGCGCTATGTCGGCGTCGTTATTCGTGCGCCAGAGCCGTTCAGGCCAGCCGGATGTCTTGAAGGAGTAGGCCACTACTCTTCCTGCGCTTCAGCATTGGGACGTGGCCTGTCAGGATCACCAGCAGGAAGTCCAGCAACATCACGCAGGTGCTTCTCCAAGCCCTCGTCGGGGAACAAGTCAACACCGGACAGCGCAAGGCGCTGGATGAACTGACCGAGTTCTTCGAGGTCCACAGGCGCGATGCGACCACGCGCAATCTTCGGCATATCGTCAGGGTTCATGCCATTCAGTTCCCACAGATACGGTAGTAGTTTGCGGTTGAGTTGTGCGGCGATGGTATCGGCGTAACCTTCAAGGGCTTTGAGGAAGAGAACCGACTTGGACTGCGACAGAGCAAATGAGCCGCGCTCATTGGCGCCAAGCATCACGAAGTCAGCCATAGCCGACATCGCCATTTCCTGTTGATAACGAGTGATAGATGCGCTGGTATCAATGTCGCGTGTACCGCGAGACGCAATCAGGTCAAACTCAACCATCAGGTTGTTGGTGAGCTTACCGTCATCGTCCGCATAGCGATCAGACGGTAGGATGATATAGCCCTGCTCGTTACGCTTCACGTCCCGAGCGATCACCTTCATCTGGTTGAACAAGGCTTTCTGTGAATCCGACGCATCTGCCGACATGAACTCAGACGGAATGCGCACGACGGGAAGGCCGTTCAGTTCTCGCTCAATGCCGACGCCCTCAAAATACTTGATGTTGTTTTGCGCTCGCCACGACGTATAGGCGGAACGCAAGACAGAACGCCCGGAAGGCTCCGATGAGATGGAGGTGGTGCGGAAATGCAACAGTTTTGGGTATGGAATGTAGACGTTCTTTTGTGCAGCTACCTGCCATACGCCCATCACATCGCCATTATCTTTGGCTTCAAAGCGATCAATCGTCCATTGCGCGCGTCCAGCCAATTTCTTCATGCGGATAAGCCCGTCCGAGTCACGGCGCGGAACCATCTCGAAAAGGCTGAAACCATATGGTAGCATGGTGAGAACATCAGAGATGAACTCTTCAAACGACTTGTCGTCCATACCGTTCATCACAGAATGGACAAACTCAACTGCGCTATTGGATTTACCCTCGACGCGCCATTCAATAGAGCGGAGCATCATCGTCATGGAGGTAAGAATAGCCCCGATGATAGGGTCATTATCCGACATTTCTTTATATTTTTTAACGCCTTGACGGCCACGAAGTTGAACGATGAACTCGTCACCTCGCAATCCCCAAGAGGGGTTATGGTCACTGGCTACGCCAAGTTCTGTGTAGGGGCGCCCTGCTGGCATATCAATAATCCTGTAAATCCGTTGTTTTGCATACTATAGCAAACTTAAGCGTGTGAAAACCACGGTATTATCAGGCCCCATGATTCTCGTGATACCCATATTTGCGTTCTGCTGCTTTCCTAACTGCTATAGCCTCGTCAAAATCACTGTAGTAACCCAAATTTTTCAAGACTCCATCGCCGATTCCGATGCGAACCAACCACTTACACCTTCTTTTTTCCCACGTCACACCGAAAACACCCAAACCACTCTTTGAACGTCTCATATTTCTATGGTTTTCTGTAGTATCTACGTCCCGAAGATTTTGTATTCTGTTGTCCGCTGGATTGCCATTGATATGATCTATTGTTTCTTCAGGCCAATCGCCATGATACATCAACCATGCAATTCTGTGGGCGAGAATGGCTCTCATGCGCCCGCATGTCCATTTAAGTCTTATTTGAATGTATCCGGTTTTTCTTGTGGTACCACAAACTACACCAGAATATCTTGCGTTCCACATACGCCTATTCCAGTCGTCAGATATAATATCAGTACCAACTTCCTTCCACCTAAAAATCCCCGTCTCAGGATCATAGGAAAGACGCTTGTGCGCGTATTGATAGTCGGTTAAATCTTGGACAGACATGAGTGCCTCCTTTGCAGTTTAGGCATTTATGTTTAGGGCGGGTCGAGATGCTCCAACATCTCCCCGTCCGCTCATTATACAGCACTTAAGTTGTCTTATGCAAGTTACGCCGCCTCAATGTGTTCGCTTTGATATACATAAAAGCATCAAACGTCCACTTTGATATACATAAATACATCAATGTATGCTTCGTAAGTCATAAAACGCTTTTATGTGCTACAGATCATACATTAAGCGACTTTATGAACATTGCTTTGCCGCTCCCCAACAACCGACAACTGCGGAGTCTTCCGTTTGCGCCGCGTCAACGACGACAGTTCGTTGAACGCCGATGCTGTCGCGTCAACCTGATCCTTGAATTTACTTTTAGGGAAGAACCGCAATTCATCCAGCCAAGCCTTCGTCCATGTGCGCTTCAGGACATTCACGCGGCCAATTTCAACTTGTGACGCCAATGGCTCTGCGCGTGTCTCCTTGGATCCTGACTGCGCCTCTGCCTTGGCGTTGTAGCCATGCAGGAGGGCGATGATGTCTTGCACAACGACTTTACCAGCTGCGCCAGGGTCTTGAGGCACGATGATTTTAGTCGATACTCCATCCTGCTCTGCTATTTTCTCGATGAGTTGACGCACGGCACCACCGCCAAGCTGCTTGCGCACCACATCAACAACGTAGAACTTCTGGCTTGTCTCGCCGTAGAGCATCTTGGTGCCGACGGTATAGGCTCCTTTACCTTCGCTACCAGCCAAGTCCCAAGCTCTGACAGAGATGAAGTTTTCGTCAGGCAAGTCGTCAATCTGGCGAATGTTGTCCACTTGGAACATGCCACCTTTGCGGGGGGCTGGTTGCTGCTGCATCTGTGCTGCCGTAGCATACACGCCCATGTTTTGCTCAAGGATGTCCAGTTCTGTCTTTGGGAACCGTTCCGTCCACATGAGTTCTTCGTCCTCTGTGCGTGGATCCGTCCAGCCAATGCTTGTCGTGGTGCGCATGGACTCATCCCAGCGCATCGGGACTCGAAGCAACTCATAGCCCATCTCGACAGCCGTTGCTGTTACGTCTTCCTCATGGACGCGCTGCATCACGATAACAATGGACGAATCCTTCAGGCTGTTAATGCGTGTCTGAGCAGATTCAATGAACCACTGGACAGCCTCGGACCTTTTGGCGTCAGACTCGGCTTTTGACACGTCATGCGGGTCATCGATGATGAAACTATCACCACGGTAGCCGGTTGTTGCGCCGCCGACCGAAATTGCTCGCATAACACCTAGTTTGTCGGTGCTGAAGTTGACCTTTCCAGCCTCTTCCGACGAGATATGGATGCCAAAGTGATTTCCATACCATTCAGACTGAAGAATACGCCGACATTCGACGTTGTTGCGCTCCGCGAGGCTCAAAGCGTAAGAAGATGACAAGAACTTGTAGTGTGGCCTGTTCAGCCAAGACCAAGCGGGCCATAGAACAGATGTCATCTTCGACTTCATCGTGCCAGGCGGCACGTTAATCACTAGACGCTTTATCTCACCTCGCGTCACAGCCTCAAGGTGCTCCGTCATCGCATCCAGCACCCAACCCCAAATGAGCGGTGTTCCCGGCTCAATCACCGGCCATGCTTGATGCACGAACTCCTTCAGGCTCCTACGAGCAAGTTCTGCTCGGATTTTCTGAAGTGCTTCAGGGCCAACTTCACGTATCTGTTCGGGGGTTAGTTGCATCTACGTGTCAGAACCCCACGCAACACACTTGTAATCAACTGGCTGGTAGCCGGGAAAGTTCTGCTGCACAAACGCAATCCCCTGCTCCATTGCGGAGCGTTTGCAGGTTTCTTCATCTGGATAGGCAGGGCCACTTACACCAATGCAAGCCGATGCTGTGCAGGCGAGGATAATTGGCGTGAACATCATGTTTCTCCTTGTGTATGCCGCAGCCTAGCAAAAAAAGAACCCGCCACAAAGGGCGGGTTGAATTTGAGGCAGTGTCGGGGTTATAGGATTATCACGTGATTGGCGCAAGTATTTTGTTCATCTCCTGCTCGTGCCTGCGCTGTTCCTCTTGCACAAGGTTCAAGATGGAATCTACAAACTTTTCTGCCTCTTCAAGAGATCCTGTTTTGAAGATTACTTTCTGCTTATCAATCTTGGCTCTTGAGACAACTTTTGACCCTATATTTTTCCAGTACAGTGTTTTCGGTTCATAATTCTTATAGATACGGTCAACTTCCTTTATTCTTATAGTTGATACATTGCCCTTTGTTATTACAAGATATTTTTCTTCTGGATTCGGCTCATCTGAGTATTTCAACATCATTGCATAATCGTCATGAATTACTTTTGCTCGACCAGGCGTTATGCCATGACGTGCGGCTATAGATGTATACGTATCTCCGTTTTGCCTAGCTTCATATATTTCTTGATTGCGCTCAGGGTTTGGTCCTTTTTGCATTACAGTATCTCTCCTGCTATAAATTCAACGCTTTGCTGCAAGTCCGCCAGCGTCCCATTGTTGTCGATTGTGAAGTCTGGCCGCGCCAGTTCTGGCGTGATGTCCATGCTGCCGGTCTCGGGGGGCAGGTGTTCGCTCCTATCCACCCAAATGATGTAGTCGAATAGATGTCGGGAAGCCTCAAATTCATCCATGCGCCGCATACCAACATAGAGATCATATCCGCGCTCCAACATGGTTCGGGCCGTTCTGTCTTTTTGTGGCGTGTTGTATTGAGCGATCATCTCCATCCAGATTTGACGATGGTTCACCCTGTCCGCAAACATGGCGTCAAACGTGGGATAATTGAGCTTCCCCCAAGTCTCCCATATGATTTCGCGCCCTACGAACTCGGATGAGGATGTGAACCTGAAGCCATGCTTGCGCTGTAGCATTTCTGCAACGGTGTCTTTGCCGTGCCTGGCGTAACCAAGGATCAGGAGTTTTGGGCGTTCAAGGTCATTGGCTGTTAGCATCACAAATCTCCTTCAACCTCACAGCCGCCTGCACTGCCCAGAAGAACTCTTCGGCGTTCTGAGACACCCTACAGGCCGCACTGATAGCCTCTACGTCCAGTCCCTCATAGGCAGTATCCAGACACGCTGCTGTGTAGTAGTCGCTCTCTGTCAGTGTCATATGCGCACCACAGGGCCGTCCTGATAGCCGCGCACTAGCATATCCAGATCCGCACTAATGCAGATAACCGTCAGGAGCTCATCGTCGTCCTTGGCTACCTCATCGGCTGCAACAACAGTATCAAACAGCAAATCATCTGAACTGGCGATGAGCATACCAAGTTCACGTAGGTCAAGCCTCGTAGATCTTGATGACACGTTCGATTGCCTTGATGTCATTCTTATATCCCTCCTTGTCTTCCTCATGGTCCGCTGTACGATAGCCGTTTATCACCATCTCCAGCATATCTTGCAGTCCAGCCTTCACAATGCCGTCCAGCGTATCGTAGTCAATGTTGATTTTAGGCATCCAACGCCTCCCCTATCAGCTTGTAGATGTAACGCCTTGTTACACCGTAGTCGCGCATCAGGTGCGTCTTTGGCCTTCCCGCCTCATACTCACGCAGGATAGCCAAGTCGCGCTCGTCTCGTTCGCGTTCACTCATTCGCCAACCTCCACACAACAGCCACGATCAGCGCAATAATCGGGATTGAGTAATGCGCAGGCAGTTCAGCGTAGAACCAG